AAATATTGCCTTTCCTTAAAGAAATAGAGCCTTTCTTAATAGAAAAAAAAGAAAGATGTAAAACATTAATTAAATATATTGAAAAATATGAAGAATTTAGAAAATACTCAGAAGAAACGCTTCGATCGTGGAAAGAATAAATTCCCAGTTTGTCACGGATTTAGAATAGACAAATAATTATGTCTAGGCTAGATAAACTAGAAAAATATGGTAGATTTGTCATCCCATACATTGTTCTAAGAGATAGAAATAACATTCCTCATTTCAAAGTAAACGACGAAAGAAAAGTCGAAGAATGTATAGAGAAAGACCTGTGTTCTGTCTGTGGACAAAAACTTGAAAATGACAAATGGTTGATTGTAGGAAAGATGTCTGCGTTCCATGAGAGAGGCGCTTATGTCGATATTCCTGTTCATAAAGAGTGTGGTGTTTATTCATTGAAAACTTGTCCATATATGGCGTACACACAGTACACTGCAAAAGGAGTTTCAGATAATGAAAAGGCGGTTCTTCTTGAAAAAGAAGGATTAGTTTTAATGAATCCAACTCTCGATGTCAACAGACTTCAATACTTTGTCTTTATCAGAATAGAAGGCTACAATGTTGTTCGGAAACTTATGGACAGATTCATTCATCCAGTAAGACCGTATTTGGAAATTGAATACTGGAGAGATGGAACTAGAATCTCTGAACAAGAGGTCAACATTTTGGATCCAGACCTAAAAGAACTTAAAAAATAAACTATGTATAACGTCCAGAAAAGAGTAGATCAATATCACAGGAATAGAGCAGACATTATGTCTGGTAAACGAAAAAACATACCTTTTGTTGGATTGAAAAAACTGGAAAAATACGTCCCCGGAATAATCGGAGGAATTATGTATAAGATAACCTCCGGTTCTGGAGCCGGTAAAACTCAATTTGCGAAGTTTGCATTTGTTTATCAACCTATAATCTACTGTATCAAATACAAAATAGATTACAAGGTCGTTTATTTTGCTCTTGAAGAATCTGAAGAAGAATTCATTGACGGACTATTTATTCACGTACTGAAACGCTTTCTGAAAACCGACGTTGACAGATTTACGTTAAACGGTAACGGGATGACGATGCTTACTCAAGCAGAATTGGAACTCGTAGAAAAAGCGAAGTCTTACGTCAATTACGTAATGAGGTACATCAAGATAATCGACAATAAATATACTCCAACAGAAATGTATGAAGAGTGTAGAAAAATCGCAGAATCAGAAGGAGTATTCTCTACGAATAAGTACGGAAAAGAAGTATACACTCCAAACAATCCTGACCAAAAAAGAATAGTGATTACTGACCATATTAGTTTAGTTGAAGACGAATACGACAAGGCTAAAGAAAAATTTCTTGACCAGCCAAAGTCAATTGCTAAATGGCATACTCATTATCAAAGAAAAATAATTACTAAACAATGGGGATGGGCAGCACTTAATGTCCAACAACAAGGTCTTGATTCTGAAAAACAAGTCTTCACCAGCAAAGGCGACACAGTGATTAATAAACTATTGCCGACAATGGATGGACTTGCCAATAACAGAGAGGTTGCCAGAGATGATTATGTCATCTTCGGATTATTTGCTCCTGAAAGATTCAAGATAGATAATTACCTCGGATATAACATTTGTGACGACGCTACTGTTACCGAGAACTTCTACGATAATTTCAGGTCAATCACTTTAATAAAAAACAGGTTTGGAACCCCAAACAAGACGCTTCCGTTGTTTTTTGACGGTAGCTATAATTATTTTGAGGAATTACCTCCTCCAAGTGATAAAGTAGCCTTAAAAGGCTTTATTTCAAGAGTAACAACATAAAAAAAAGAATAATTAATTAACATTAATAAACAAATGGAATCTAATAAAGAAAACGAAATAGGCTTTAAAGTAAAAGCTTCTATAGGTGACACATCATTATCTTCTGAAATAAACAAGGACGCAAGTTCTATCACTATTGATTTTGGTGGAGTAAGTCAAAAAATGAATTCAGAAGAATTTTTGTTTCTACAAGCATTTTTGAATAACATTGCTGTTAATCTTTACGAGCAAGAAGAAGAAAATAAAATATCTGAAATATTAGCCAACGAAGAAGCTTATGAAGCTTTTGGTGAAAAAATCACATTTGATTTCATAAATGTTGCTGAAAAGAAAAAATCAATAACAGAAAATCCGTTAACTCCTGAAGAATGCTACACGCCTGAAGAAGTTGCCGAAAATATTATCGAAGAAGTAGAGCATTTTGAAGAAGAAGTTCACGAACCTAAATCAACACCTGCTGTTGATATGAGTAATATCCTTAATTTCATACCTACTGAAGAAATCGTAGAGAAAATTGCTGAAGAAGAAAAACCTTTTATTGCTCCAGAAATAAATGAACAAGAATTCAATGAAATCTCAAAAGAAGTTTTTCCTCAAGAAGAGTCTCCTGCTGAAGAAACTTTGAATGAAGAATTTCAGAATACAAGAAAAGCTGTCGTGATCGAACTAAAAGATTATGCAAGTTTAATCGAAAGGGAATATGCTGATTTATCTAAACTACAACTTACTGCAGAATTGATTACACCTCCGTCTGATTTGAAAATGCTTGAAGAATTTGTAAATTGGAATAAAAGATTAATTTCTGAAATAGAAATAGAATCTGACATTGACGTTATTTCTAGCAAATGTTCTACAATTAAAGAAAACTACGTCGAAGCAATTACAATTCACAGAAAGCAATTTAGATTAGCTAATCCTAATGCAAAGAAAGCTCTTGTTCAAGGAGTATTCGAAGCGTTCAATAATTTTGCAGTTGAAAACAAGGTAGAGTTAATGAAAGAGTATTCGGTGTTTCTTAGTGAAAAAGAAGATGTTGTTCCTGATCTGTTTGATGATAATTCTGGTGGAATGAAAGTTCCAGAAATGAAACGCTTGGATCAAGAAGATGATTCACTTCCTGTATCAACAGCCAGCCCTGGAATCTCAACACCTGGTACTCCTGGAACAACTGGAACCGGAAACGCCTACACTGGAGTTCATTCTTCAATTCCTGCTCCAGGTGATGAAGAGGAAGACGAAGAAACTAAAGCACAACACGAGACAGAGCAAAATGCTTTTATAGCGAGAATGGAAGATCTTGAAAATATGTTGACAGGAGATTTCGAATTGAAGCCAGAAGAAATTCCAACATTCGAGAAAATTGAGCAAATTGCTAAAGACCACGGTGAACTTGCGGCCAAAGAGTATGTATCTTCTTTATCTCAAGAACAACGTGAAGAATTAGCAAAAGAACACATGACTAAAATGAAGGAAAAGCAAACTGCAGGGCGCCAAATAGCTAGTAGTAACCAAGAAGTAACAGCGACCGAAGAAATAACACCGGTTGTAGAATAATTAATTTTTAATTTAAAACTAATAAACATGAAAAAAGGTAATTTTTTTGCAAGAGTATGGAAATTTTTAAAAGAATTGTTTAGTGACGAAGAATTTGAATATAAGCGAATACTCAAGAAAATTGAAGATGAAGATGAGTTGGCTGAAAATATGATTAAAAATAACCAAGAAAGACACAATATTCCTCCTAGTGTAAATGATTCTTGTATTAATGACGAATCATTTTATGTTCCTGATGAAGATATTGTTTTTATCAAAAAAACACCTGAAGTAAAAGTTATTAGTGTTAAAAAAAAGAAGAGAATTTTAACATATAAACTAGAAACAAAAGATGGATTAATCTTGTTTGAAGGGATAAAAATCAGTAAATTTATAAAGGAAAATAAGAAAGAATTCAGCTTTAATCAGAAACAATGTTACAAATTTGCTTTGAAATACCAAGATACCAGAATCTTCAAAGAAAAGTATTTCATTAGCTTCAAAGAAGTAATCTAAAATAAATTTAAAACAATTAAATATGTCAGATTTCTACAAAGTCCTGATTGTTGGTCAGTCAGGCAAGGGTAAGACGTATGGATCGAGAACACTCGATCCTGCGTCAACAGCTTTCGTCAACATCGAAGACAAACCTCTTCCTTTTAAGAACACGTTCAAGTACGTCTTTAAGCCAAAGACCGTGGCTAAAACTTATGAAGACTTGAAATTGATTAAACAACAAGCCGTTATAAAAACTATCTTTTTTGACAGCTTTAGTGCATTTGTTGATATGTTATTGGCTGAATGTAGAGCTAAGTATAAAAACTTCGACATCTGGAACAACTACAATGAAGGAATCTCTTTAATGTTGAAAGAGATAAAATCAATCGATAAAGAAATTATCGTTGTAGCTCACTATGAAACTCTAAATGTAGAGGGAGATCAAGAAAAACGTGTGAAAGTAAAGGGTGAACATTCTACGCCCTTTTTAAATCTGTTTAATTGCTGGAATCCCCTAAAGCTTGTATGCTAAATCGGAGAATGAAAATTCAAACGCAAATGCTAGAAAAATTACAAGATACTAACGCGGTTAGTAATGGGCAATCAGCAGCGAAGCGCCTTTCGAATGGCGAACGTTCAACGACTATCCCGAAAGGGAGTACCGAGGTAATGCTTGGGAAACAGCAGATATACTCTAAAGTGAGAAATGTAATTTACAAAATAACTACTAAAACAAATGGTAAAATCTATATTGGGTCAGCTTCTTTTTATAGTAAACGAGTTTCAACTCATTTGTATTGGTTAAGAAGAAATAATCACGATAATAGATACATGCAGTCAGCCTTTAATAAATATGGAGAAGCTGACTTTGTTTTCGAAATAGTAGAAAATGTAAGTTCAAAAGAAGAATTGACTAATAGAGAACAATATTGGATTGATAATTCAAATTGCTTAGATAGAAAAGTGGGATATAATTTATGTGAAAAAGCAGAGTCAAGATTAGGACAAAAAATGCCTGAATCTGCTAAAAAAGCAATAGGTGATTTTTGGAGAGGAAAAACTCATTCTAAAGAAAGAGTTTCTAATCAAATAGAAATGGCAAATAAATTGTATTCTAAAACAGTATTTAGTACTGATAAATTTAGTAAAATTGAAAATTATAATTCAATTTCAGATGCATCAAGAAAAACTGGATTATCTATAGCTTGTATATCAAGACAATGTTCTGAATTAAAGCAAGGAAGATCTTTAACGTTTCGATCTGTGACAATAGAGGATAAAGATATA